GGCGATTCAGTGTTTGTTGACAAGTGGCATATAGTCTACCGTGACAGGATGATTCGCGATACAGCCTATATAGAGAAGGAGAAAGAGTTAGAAGTCCCCTACCCTGTGGAGAAGGAATTAACATGGTGGCAGAAGACGAAATTAGAACTAGGAGAGTTTTCAATAGGTATTATATTAATATTACTAATCGTAGTCATTTGGCTGATAAAGAAGAAGGGAGGTGCAAGATGAAATAGTAACCAAAATGCCACAGGTAGAAGCGTGGCACATAATAGAAAAACTCATAACAAAAGTAATTCTTTCAGGGGCTTAGAATCAAAAAAAAGCCCCCAACGCTCATATTAATATTGCCACATAAAAACATGATAAAAGCATAAGACACTGCACGTTGGAGGCTAAATATCTTCAACAAAATGTCTTATGCTTTGTTCATCGATATATCTTGTTTTATGTGGCATGGCAAAGATAAGAATAAAAAATTAGAAAAAACATGTGCAAGTCAGAAATCTTTGCCAAAATAATTAATATTGTTTCAAAAGAAACAGAAGTGTCTGTAGACCAAATATTATCGTCTGATAAGAATATGGAAACAGTGGATGCCCGGTATCTTCTTGTATTTTTTCTTTTCGAAAGCGGTATGTACCCTTCACAAATAGCCGCTCATATCCATAAGACCAAACGTGCTGTCAACTACATGATATCCAATTTCCATGAGAGGATGGAGAGTGGGAAAATGATGAGAATATATTGGGACGATATAAAGAATTTGTTGGGAAACAACTGATTTTCCATGAGTTATGATCTATATACTTTTGTGCACGGTCGATTTTGACCGGATACAAAATACAAATACTTATGGAACGAACTTATGTTTTTAACCAAGACGGTGGAACCGGCGCAAACAATGGCCTGCTTGCGTCCATTCTTCCGTCCTTGCAGAACCGTGGAATTGACACTGGCTATCTGATGGGGCTGATGGGAGGAAACGGAAACGGAGGTTTCTTCGGAAACAATGGCGGTTTTCAGGACATCATCGCATTGATTGTGATTGCAGCCATCTTCGGTAACGGGAACTTCGGATTTGGTGGCAACAACAACCAAGGAGCGAACGAAGGAAGAGAAATGATCATGCAGACACTTAACCGAAACGGTGTCGACATTGCAGCATTAGCACAAGCTGTGAACACATCATCAGACCAAATCCTTGCCGGTATTAACTCTGTATCACAGGCTATCTGCGGTCTCGGCAACCAAATGGGCCAGAACACCAACAGTATCCTCACTGCGATCATGCAAGGTAACAACGCTCTGACATCTCAGATCTGTAGCTGTTGCTGCGACATGAAACAGCTTGTAACCACACAGGGATACGAGAACCAGCTTGCAATGTGCAACCAGACTAACACATTAGTCAACACTGCTAACCAGAACACATTGTCATTGCGTGATGGTGCGACAGCCAACACGAATGCCATCCTTGCCAAACTTGACGCTATTCAGAATCAGGCATTGCAGGACAAGATCGCATCTCTTACTGCGGAAAAGGCTACTTTGACAGCCGAAATCTCTCAGCGTAACCAGAACGCCACTATCCTGAGTGCGGTAGGACAACAGATCGCTCCTTTAGCAGCCGGATTGCAGGCATTGCAGAGCGATGTTGATGGTATAAAATGTAAATTACCTAACACTGTCCCGGTACAATACCCTAATATTGTAGGTGTGAACGTGGATACATATCGTGCCGCAGCATACGGTGCTTATGCAGGTGATGCTGTATATGGCCGTGGTGGTTACGGATGCGGTTGCAATAACTACTGGGGTTAATCCGGTGAGAAAGGAGGTAGATATGTGGCCTAACTTTTTTACAGGATTTCCGTTCCCGTTTCCCTCCCTTGGCAGAGTGAATTACAACACTCTTCCTACGGTGGCTGTAACAGTCGGTACTGAGAATGTGACTTTGGAGCTTCCTAACCATGCGTTCCGCAACAGGGATTATGTCGGAGGGTTCTATGTCAATCTTCGTCAGGCGATCCCTGCCGGCACGACTGCCACGCTGCCTATATTGATAGGGACCAACGGGGATACAAGACCGTTGTTAGCTTACAACAACGAGCCTATTACGGTTGCCAACCTTGCCGGAACCGGTATTTATGAAATCCACTATAACAAATACACCAACGAGCTGTTCCTTGTTAATGGCGGATACAGACCTACCGCTACTCCGGCTGCAACGGCAGAAGCAATGTCAAGCAAAAGCAAGTAGTTAACACGGGTGCCGGGGTTCTTGGCACCCTATTAAAATTAAACCAATATGTTTCAATCACTTCGTACCAATAACCAGTTATATATACTTCATAAGGATGCTAACCCGTTTATCGAATACGGCCCGGTAGTCAGCGTTTCCGCTCCCAAGCCGAAATATCCTATGGCATCCCCTATGGGACAGTTGCCCCAAATGGAAATGGTTGTGGATGTTGTTGTCTGTATCAACGGGCAGAACACGACTTTCCAAAATCTTCCTGCCGGCATGGATATAGCCGACTTCGGACAGAACGGCAATATCGTAGTGTCATGCTCACGTGATGCGATGAATAACGAGGTCGCTTCTATGAAACAGAAAAGCATAGACATCATCAACAGCATGGATTTTCACAATTCCGTCATTGCAGGGTGTGACAAGATGCTTACGCTCTTGAACCCTGAATTTGCCGAGAAACAACGTCAGGAGCAGGAAATATCCTCTCTGAAAGGGCAAATGTCGGAAATGAGCAAGAACATGTCTGACCTTATGGAATTGAACAAACGGCTTATGGAACAGCTCGGAGTGGTTGAAACATCCAAAACAAAGAAATGATTATGGGAATGTGGGAAATATTAGAAGAAGGGCGTGACGATTACGGACGCGGCTTCGGAATGAGAGGTGACGAGGTGGAAGAAGCCTACAAGGAAGGCTGCCGCCACGGTTACGAAAAGGCCATTCATGGAGACATGGGCTTCCGTGATGGCGGAAGAAATTATTCAGGATCAGGTATGGGAGAACGCAGATATCCCGGCTATTTCCCTGAATATCCCCGCATGGATGACATGGGAGAACGCAGACGCAGACGCGCCAACGGTGAGTTTTATTAATGGTGGAGGGGTGGAATGCCCCTCTTTTTAAACAAAGGTTATGGAACAGAGATTGGATACATACAGCAGATTCCCATCTGGCATGAGGGAATATCTGGAAGCATACGGCTTTCATTTCAGCAAGAAACTTTATGAATGGGCCGTCTCAAAAATGAAAGTGAAAGACGAAACCACGGGTAAAGAAAAAAAGTTGGAGCCGTGGAGCAAAGACGAAGTGGACGATATGCTGAAAGCGAACGGAATTACCATCGAGCACGACAAGGGTTATGACGTTGCTTATGTCGCAAACATGCTGAAAGCGGATTTCTATAAAAAATCATTGGTTGACGAGGCACATTTGTGCAAGCATATAAAGTGCTACCTTGATGATATTGATGGCGATCCTTGCAGGGCGTTTGACGAGTTCTTTGCCACCTGTATAGGTAAAGGGATTCCTGTAATCTGGTCGGATGTGATATGATTGTTCAGGAGTTCTACATACCAAAATATGGGGACTGGCACGTCAAAGTGTATTATGCGGTACACACCTATTGGGCGGATCGGATCATTATGGACCTGTACCGTATAGGATGCAGG